ATGGAAATTTTCTTTGAAGACGTCCCTCTCCTCGGAACTATCTCTAGCTTCATTGTCCGAATGATGCACCCTTTGGACACCGCTCAATCTGGAGCCAAAACTTTCATAACTTCTACTTTTGGTTCCTTCTGCAAAGCCATTTCATCCGCCTTGAGCATTCCAATTCCAAACTGGAAATATCTCTCTACGCTTTGTGGAGATTTCAACAAGATCTTCCAGTCTGGACGCAACGTCTTCCTCATCATTACCGGCCTTTTTGCTTTCCTTCCAACCTTCCTCAAGCGTTGGTTCAAAGCCTCCGACGCCGACGACCATATCCGTCGGGGACTCAAGGACCCCGAATCACCTGTCCACAAACTCGCCGTAGCCGCCGCTGCCGTTGAGAAACGACACAATGATAAGGCTACCGATCTCGAGATTTCAGAAGCCTACCTACATGCTATCAGCTGTCTCAATGACTACAGCGCCGACTTTGCCCAACTTCAACTTCCACCAACTGCCGGAAGCGATCGCTTTCTTAAACAGATGCGCGATTCCGTCTTCTCAAAGACGGCTCGTCCGGCTCGCGACAGAGAACCTTTCGTCGTTTACATTAGTGGACCATCTGGCATTGGAAAGAGCTCCTTGCTCCCAGCCGTTCTCTCCGTCTTTTATGGAGATGAACCAGCAACTGAAAAGTGCTATGTTCGCAACACCAACTCTGAATACTGGGATGGTTATCGTCCCGAAGATCATGAGGTCGTCGTTTACGACGATTTCAATCAAGACCGAGACGAGGCCGATGTAGCTGAATTCATCAACATAGTTTCCTGCAATACCGTTATCTTACCCATGGCTTCCATCAATTCTTCTGATGCCGAGTCTGTTGGAGTGAAAGGAACTCAGTTCCGATCAAAGCTCATCATCTGCTTCTCCAACAACAAGGTCATCAGCCCAACCACTATCCACTCCGCCGATGCCATCAACCGACGTCGCCACTGCTGTCTAGCCGTTGACTATGCTACTAAGGACACCGCTAAGAAGCCCGACTACAGCCACGCCGCTTTCACCTTGAGCAAGATGTCTCATCTTGTTCCTGAAGGGCTCGTTCTGGAACGAGGTTCTCTTCCCGACGCCTTGGACGCCATAGGCCAATGTTATGATTTCTATGTCGACCACTACTCCAAACGTGCCGCTGCAACTCCACTGATCCTCTACAAGGGAACACGCCGTTTCCCAGCCCTAGCCAAGCCCACCACAAGCGTGGCTGGGCCCCTGACTGAAGCGAAACCCGTTTTTCGCAGAATTGAGCGACCGCCTGTGGATTTCACCAAATACGACGAGACCCTAGAACAACATAAGTCTATGTGCGCAGTTCAAGCTGCCACCGACGATTCTATCATAGAAGCCACGTCTCAAACTCACACCATCAGTTCTTCTTTAGCAACCCTCCTGGGAGTTCTCTCCAAAGGACTTGCTGCAGTTAGCTCTGGGGCGTGGGTCTTTTCCAACCTCCATGGCTTCATCTATGCTGGCATCTTTTCCTTCGTGGATACGTCTCCTACCGTTCGCCGATGGACCAAGATCTGTCTCATGGCCTTATCCATTTCAACCGCTCTCACCACTGCTTACTCACTTTACACCTGGTCCACTTCTGTTCCGGAGTCAGGTCAAACCAACACCCCAAAGCGTGTGGTTAAGAGCCTAACCGTCGAATCCGCCGTCCCCGATGCCCTTTTTAAGAACAACGTCTTTTACGCAGAGCTCGTTCGCAACGAGCGAAAACTTACTCACGTCTCCATCCTCTTCGTTGAGGGTACTACTTTCCTCACCGTTGACCACTTCTTCCATGGAGAAACCGAAGAGTACGTCACAGACGCCGAAATTTGGATTTACGATCATCTTGGATCAGACCACGTGATCCGAGTGCCATTTGACGTCTCCCGCATTCACTCCATCAAAAATCAAGATCTCGCCTTGTATTGCGTTCCACCTAAACTGATGCCATGCAAGCGATCGATCCTTTCTCATTTTACCGAGGGTACCACCAGTCTGAAGAACAGACCTATCTGTGCTTTCGTTCCACATGCCCATGGAGTCGACACTCACCACACTACCGTCCTCAACGACAGCATCCAGTCGATGTATGAGTTGACTCCTGGTGGAGTTCCACGCGACATCCACGTCCGCAACGCTATTCACTACCAATATTACTCCAAATCCGGAGATTGCGGTGCCCCACTAGTCTCTGTTGGAAATGCCAACGGAACAGTTGTGGGTATCCACTATGGTAGTAGCAATGCCGACAAACTCGCCCTAGCTCGCCCAGTTAACCGCACTATGATCGCAAAAGCCATGAAGGAGCTCAACTCCAAAGTTCCCGATATGATCGGTCTTGCGCAGTCCCAGTCCGCCACCTATTCTCCAGCCTATGGGGCTCCAATCCGACAACATCTCGGAATCCGTGGTGTTATCAACATCACTGGAGTCACCAAGCAACCTGTCCACTCTCCCACCAAGACTGACATTCGCCCATCCACCATCTCTGGTCTTCTTCAAGAACCGACCACAGCTCCCGCCGTCCTAGATCCTATGGATCTTCGAATGACCGAACCCATTGATTTCATGATTCAGGGTATTAACAAATACTCGAAAACCGCCAAGCCTTTTCCTCCCGACATCGAGGAAATGGCCATGAAGTCCATCAGCGAGGATCTCCTTTCCCAAACCACCATTGCCTACCGCAGGGTCCTCTCGATTGATCAAGCTATCAATGGAGTCCCCGACTATCCATACATGGACCGCCTCAACATGAAATCGTCTGCCGGTTTTCCCTTTTGCATTGATAACAAGCTGAAGGGAGAAAAGCGAAAGCTTTTTGACTGCGTAGACGGTCATTTCACCATTGCCAACCAAACACTCACCGATCTGATCAAAGCTCGAGAAGAAGCTCTCGACGACGACAAACGCATCGACGGAATTCCCTGGATCGACATCGCCAAGGATGAACGCCGTCCAATCAAGAAGGTCGCTTCGGGCAAGACACGCACCATTGTGTCAGCCCCACTCGACTATGTCTTAGTTTCTCGCCGCTACAATCTTGGTTTTGTCGCCCACTTCTACCAGTGCAGACTCGCCACTTTTTCCTCTGTCGGAATTAACTGCGGTTCCCTCGAATGGGATCGCCTAGTCCGACACATGATTGAGGTTGGTGATCACGGCTTCGATGGCGACTATTCTTGCTTCGATGGAACGCTGTCAGCCTCCTTGGGAATGCGAATTCCTGAGATCGCCACCAAGTTTTACCGAGACTCTAACCTCAAGAAGCGCACCATGCTCATCCACGAGATCTTTTTCTGCCAACATCAATGCAGAAATTTCCTCTACAACACTTGTGGAGGAAACTCTTCAGGAGGAGACATGACAGTCGTTATCAACAGCATAGTCTCTGAAGCCTACCTCCGTTGTGTGTGGCAGATGGTCATGCCAAATGAATGGCGTGATATCTACCACTATCGCAAGTTCGTCCGTACTGCAATCTACGGAGACGACAACTGGGTCATTATTGACCAAGCTCTTGCCCCACACTACAACGCCCAGGTTCTCGCTGACACCTTCCTCGAACACGACATCGTCTACACCACCGCTGCTAAAGATCAAACTAGCAGCGAGCTCCGCCCATTCAAGGAGTGCTCCTTTTTGAAGCGCACAACCCGGCAGATGAATGGTACTTTTGTACCCATCTTCGAGGAGTCCGCCAATTTTGAGACCACCAATTGGATTCGCGAGACTGACGATCCCGAACAAGCTACTGAGGACAATTGCAATGCTACTCTCCGTAATTGCTTCTTCAACGGCTCCGCATACTTCAACACTGTGCGGGACGCGATCTTGGCTATCCGACCAAAATACAATCTGATTCAGTTTGGAACGCTTTACAGTGACTTCTTCCAGCGAGGTTACATCTGCGATCCAACAAATGACTTTGGCTTCACGAAAACATACGGAGGCAAACTTCAGAAAGATAATCATCACTACCTTTTGCATCCAACAAGTGGTGATGAAAATCCAACAACTATGGCTACCGCTCAATCCGGAAAACCAGCTCTGTCTGGACTTATCGACTCACTCCTTCCAGGCAACATCATTGGAGATGCCCTCTCTGTTGTTGGCCTCGACAAGCCAGCCATCGGAATCAACCCCGAACCAATCATCAATCGCCACATCCAATATTTCTCCCCAACTCGCAACACGGAGAACATCGACAAACTCACCATGGATCCTTCTAGCCAGGATCTGTGTGATCGAGAACATTTCGCCAACCGTGCATCCGAAACCAACATCAAGTCACTGACTTCCCGCCCATCCTACGTGACCACCATTCCTTGGAAGGTAACTGACGAGGCCGAATCTGTCCTCTGGACAACTGAAGTTGGTCCCATGGCTGAAGTCGAAGGCAACGCCACAGCAACCGAACCAAAATCCATCTCCC